AACCCTTTGATCATAAAGTACTTAAACCCGATTTAGATAAGTATCTTGATGCTGATGAAGATTTAATCAAGTGTCAAACCAAGATTGAATACTATCAGATGATGTTGAATTATCTGGAGAGCATTCTTAAAACTATATTAAATAGAACATATCAGCTCAAGAATGCGATTGAGTGGCAGAAATTTATTAGAGGATATGACTGATATTGTAATTGCGAAAAAGAATGAAGTATTCCTGAAGATAGAAGCGGAACCCCATATCTATCAAGAACTTTCAGAACATTTTACTTTTGATGTACCAGGAGCAAAGTTTATGCCTCAGTACAGAAGTAAGTATTGGGATGGAAAGATTCGTCTTTTTTCAACTCATACTGGAGAAATATATGTTGGTCTCCTTGATAAAGTAGTTTCTTGGGCAAAAAAGTGGGACTACAAAGTAGAGTTTAAAAATAACAAATTCTACGGAACTCCTTTAGAAGAGAATGAAATGATCTCTTATGAAGGAGTTAAAGATTACATGATAAGCATTTCTAAACATAAACCCAGAGATTATCAAATTGATGCAGTTTATGATGCACTTAAGTATAATCGTAAACTTTTAATTTCACCTACTGCATCAGGTAAGTCACTAATGATTTACTCGATTGTCAGATACTTTGCGGAAAGAAATCAAAAGATCCTCCTAGTGGTCCCCACAACGTCCCTGGTTGAACAGATGTTTAAGGACTTCCAGGACTATGGATGGAATGCAGAGGACTATTGCCACCGCATCTACAGCGGTCGTGAGAAGACCAATGAATACCCCGTAGTCATTACCACTTGGCAGTCCATCTACAAACTACCTAGAACTTTTTATGATGGGTTTGATGTGGTTATCGGAGATGAGGCTCATCAGTTCAAATCCAAATCTTTAGTCGGAATCATGACTAAGTTGGATAATACGAAATATAGGTTCGGTTTTACTGGTACTCTAGATGGCACTCAAACGCATAAATGGGTATTGGAGGGTTTATTCGGCCCATCATATAAAGTAACTCAAACAAAAGAGTTAATTGATAAAGGACATCTTTCTAAACTTCAAATCAAAATTATTATTCTCAAACATAATCCACAAGAATTTGAAAACTTTGAGGATGAAGTTCAATTTATTATTGGTCATCCAAAGAGAAATAATTTTATTAAGAATCTTGCATTAGATCTTAAAGGAAATACTCTAATACTTTTCTCAAGAGTTGAATCTCATGGTCAACCTCTTTACGAATCAATAAATAATTCGGTAAAAGGTGATCGTAAAGTTTTCTATGTACATGGTGGAGTGGATGCACAAGAAAGAGAGTTAGTTAGAGAAATTACAGAAAGAGAAAATAATGCAATTATTGTCGCATCCTATGGTACGTTTAGTACAGGAATTAACATTAAGAATCTACATAATGTTATTTTTGCTTCACCTTCGAAGTCTAGAATCCGTAATTTACAATCAATTGGAAGAGTATTAAGAAAAGGTGATAATAAAACTCAAGCGGTACTTTATGATATTGCTGATGATTGCACTAAAAATTCAAGAAAAAATTATACTCTCAATCACCTAATAGAAAGAGTAAAAATTTACAATGAAGAGAATTTTAACTATGAGTTCATTCAAGTTAATTTAAAACAATGATGGAAGAAGAATTTTATGCAGTAATCAAATTAGTATCTGGTGAAGAAATATTCTCCATTGTTTGTCCTTCAGAAGAAGAAGGTAGGACAATGTTAATTCTTCATAATCCAGTAACTATTGAAGTCATTGTTATGAAACAAATTGGAATGCAAGGATACAAGATAGATCCATGGCTTAAATTTGCTGATGATGATACATTTTTATTGGATATGGACAAAATTCTTACGATCAGTGAGGTTCGTGACGAAGAAACTATTGAAATGTATCACAAGTTTTTAAGACAACAACAGAATAAGAATTCAAAAAATCCTCTTACTCCAGAAATGGGATATTTAGCTTCTGTTTCGGAAGCACGTAAAAAACTTGAAAAACTTTATAGAGGCCAAAATATTAAAGACAGCTGATCTTTGAAACTCCACAGAGTAATTGTATCAAATTTTGCAGGCCATTGTCAATAGCCAAATATTCTGTTATAATAAGGACAATTAATATTAATAGGGACTCATGAAATGCAGGCACCAAAAAGAAAAAGATCAGAACATTATGTAAATAACAAGGAATTTTTAGAGGCAATATGTGAATATAAGAGAAAGGTTAAGGTAGCTGCGGAAAACGGAGATCCAAAACCCCGTATTACCAACTATCTTGGAGAGTGTTTCCTCAAGATTGCTACGCACTTATCTTACAAACCAAACTTTGTCAACTATATGTTCCGAGAGGACATGATTTGTGACGGTATTGAAAATTGCGTTCAATATATTCATAACTTCAATCCAGAAAAATCTTCAAATCCTTTTGCTTATTTTACTCAAATTATTCACTATGCATTTTTGAGAAGAATTCAAAAAGAAAAGAAACAGATGGAAATTCGTTCCAAGATTATTGAAAGATCTGGATATGATGAAGTATTCACTGTAGATGATGACTATGGGAATGCTTCCGACTATAATAGTATTAAAGATTCCATTCAAACAAAAATGTATCAATGACTTTAATTGCTTGTGTTACGGATACTCACTATGGTGCGAGAAAATCCAGTAAAACCTTTCATGATTATTTTAAAAAGTTTTATGGGGATGTGTTTTTTCCAGAATTGGAAAAGAGAAATATTAAACATTGTATTCACTTAGGTGATGCATTTGATAATCGTAAAAGTGTAGATTTTTGGGCCCTAAACTGGGCAAAAGAAAATGTTTACGATCGTTTCCGCGATTTGGGAATTCAGGTATATCAGATCGTTGGTAATCATGATGCTTATTATAAGAATACCAATGAAGTCAACTCTATTGAGTCCCTATTAAGAGAGTATGACAACATTGTTCCCATTTCTAGTCCAGGTGAATATGAAGTTGCTGGACTGAAAACATTCATGATTCCTTGGATTTCTCCTGAGAATCGTGAAGAGACCTTAGAGAAACTTTCTAAAACCAAAGCAAAAGCTGCATTCGGTCATCTTGAACTGAATGGATTTAGTGTGTATCCAGGAAATGTTCAACAACATGGAATGGAAGTAAATGTGTTCGATAATTTCCGAATGGTATGTTCTGGTCACTATCACACTCGATCCAATAATGGAAAGATTTTCTACCTTGGAAATCCTTATCAACTTTACTGGAATGATGTGGATGATAAGAGGGGATTTAACTTCTTTGATACTGAAACTTTTGAACTAGAGTTTGTTCAGAATCCTTATAATATGTTTGAAAGAATTTATTATGAGGATCAAAATCCAAAGTTATTCAATACAACTTCTTGCAAAGACAAAATTGTTAAGATCATTGTTCGCAAGAAATCTGATCAACTTCTCTTTGAAAAGTTTGTAGATAAAATCTATAAAACTGGAGTTGTTGATATTAAAATTGTTGAAAACTTCGAAGTCAACGATGATAATGTAGATTTTGATCAAGAAAAAATTGAAGATACTATCACTATTTTAAATAAATATGTTGAGGACTCTGATTTTGACTTAGATAAAGAAATAGTCAAAAAACTTTTGCGAGAGGTCTATCAAGAAGCTTGCGAAATGGAATAATATGTATATGATCACACCATGCGGAGATGAAGACGGTGCATATGCTGTAGCGGATCCTTATGGCGATAAAACACTATACTTTTTTCAAGATGAGGACGACGCAGAGAGATTTGCTGGTCTTTTAGAAGCAGAAGATTATCCTGAGATGGAAGTTGTTGAAGTTGATCCAGAACTTGCAATTAAAACTTGCCACCAGTATAATTACAAGTATGCAATTATAACCCCTGATGATTTTGTGATTCCTCCCAGACAATATGATACTTTTCAAAACGATTCGTTGGCGTAATTTTCTTTCCACTGGTAATCAATTTACTGAAGTAAATTTTCAGGACGCTCAAACAAACCTAATTGTTGGAACAAATGGTTCTGGTAAGAGTACAATTTTGGATGCTCTTACTTTTGTTCTTTACAATAAACCTTTTCGTAAAATCAATAAACCTCAACTCATTAACTCTGTAAATGAGAAGGATTGTCTTGTAGAAATTGAATTTGCGATTGGAAATAAGGAATATAAAGTTATTCGAGGTATTAAACCAAACATCTTTGAGATCTGGATTGATGGAAAACTCCAGGATCAAGATTCTGCAGCTCAAGATCAACAAAAGAAACTTGAAGAAGGAATCCTGAAACTTAACTATAAATCATTCACTCAAACGGTTATCCTTGGATCTGCAACTTTTGTTCCTTTCATGCAATTGACTTCTTCCAATCGTAGAGAGATTGTGGAAGATCTTTTGGATATCAAAATCTTCTCTACGATGAATAATATTCTCAAAGAGAGAATGCGTAGAACAAATGAACTGATTCGTGAATATTCAATCAAAAAAGAAATGATTGAAGACAAGATTGAGATGCAAGAAAACTTCATCAAAGATCTTGACAAGAGTGGAAAAGATCGCATCAAAAAGAAAGAAGATAACATTCAAGATATTGAAAACGAGATTGATGAACTGAATACTGAAAATGAATCTACCTTAGTGACTATTCAGAGAGATCTTCAACCAAAGTTGGAAGAACTTAACAGTACCAATTCAACCTTGAAAAAACTCAATCAAATCAAGGCCAAACTGGAACAAAAGATACAAACACTTGTATCCGAACATAAGTTTTTTCAAGAAAATTCGGTTTGTCCTACATGCACACAGAGCATTGAAGAAAAATTTCGCCTAGATAAGATTGTAGATATTGAGGAGAAATCCAAAGAACTCAATGACGGATACCGAGAGTTGGAGGATGCTATCAATGTAGAACTAGAAAAAGATCAACAATTTTTATCTTATTCTACGGAGATTAACAAACTCAACAATGACATTTCCCACAACAATGTTAAAATTACTGGGCTTAACAAACAAATCAGAAATCTTGGACATGAAATTCAAGAAATTACCGAACAAATTCAAAACCGAAATTCTGAACGCAAAGCCCTTGAAAACTTAATATCGGATCTTGATACATTAGAAAAAGAAAGATCTAAGGAAAAAGAACAAGTTCATTATTACGAGTTCGCTCATTCATTGATGAAAGATGGTGGAGTCAAGTCCAAGATCATCAAAAAGTATCTGCCTCTTATGAATCAGCAGATAAACAAGTATCTACAGATGATGGACTTCTACATCAACTTCGCATTGGATGAGGAGTTTAAGGAGGTTATTAAGTCACCAGTTCACGAAGATTTTAGTTATGAGTCGTTTAGTGAAGGTGAGAAGATGCGTATTGACCTTTCTCTATTGTTGACCTGGCGGGACATCGCCAAA